GCCCGGCTCACTAAACACAAAGGCTTTGCGATTGAGCGTTAAGAAAGACGAGGTGTCGATCTGATGCGCCATGGGTTTGTATTTCCCCGGCCAGTTGTAGCGCCTAATGATAGGTGACTGAATATTTTTCACACCGAGATTGCGCAGTACCCGACATTCATCAAGACCCCAATAGACAGCGACATCAAAGCCACCATCCATGCGCTCAATGATTTTGTGTTTTGGGATTACCTGATACTTCTCTGGGTTGCGGGTGCGAAAGACAAGTGCTTTGTCCTCGATGATTTCCATGCTTTCTCCGTTTATTTATTATCTGATCTGTTCGCTGACTTACTTCGCATACGGAGGTTGCCCTTCGCTGACGTACCGCCTGAGCGCATGGGCTTGATGTGATCCACATCTTTGCCGTCACCCTTGGTGGCCGCACCCGTCTTCTCCATCACGCGGCGAGCCTTGACTCGGCCTGCGCGTTTCTTGATCTGCTCGGGTGTGCCTTGGTAGTTGTCGTACTCACTGCGGTAGTTACGTGTGGCCATGATTTTTTTCCTTTATCCAATGTAGTGGGTTTCGGTGGCGCTTACTGCGTAGGGTTTGTTGTAGCGTTTTATAAACGGTTCATTAGGGTGAAACGGGTTAAATTCTTTCAACGCTTCTTTGCGGCTAGCTGCACGTACCAAGTTTATTTTGATAGGGTACAGATGTCTATACTCTTTTCTCGGTGTGTGTATACACAGATATTCAATTAAATCCATACCGGTCTCCTCAGTGTTTAACAGGGGGTTTAATTAAATCCATGATGGACTGCTCAGTCTCAGCCACCATGATACGTACTTTATTTTGCGCTTCAAAGTGGGACATTTCTGCTTGCTTTGAAAACTTTTTAATGATCGTCACCATGACAGCGCCTTCTGTTACGTCTTTCAGTGAGTTCTTATTCTTCTCAAACGCATCAAGCAACGCGTCGGCCATGTTGTTGGCGTTGAGTGTCCACACATTTACTGTGCGGCCTTCGTCTGAGTCTGTCACGATGTCGATGTCGTACACGTTCATAATTTTCTCCTTAATGTTTTGGGTGGTTTTCGCAGGTCGTAACGGGACACCAAGGACACAATGGTGAGGGTCTTGGGTTCCATACGCCTGTTGCATGCGCTTGTTCAATCCTAGCTACGCGTTGGCGATACTGCCACCACTCAGCGTCAGCTTGGTCTACTGTGTATGCCGCCTTAACCATATCATTCTTGACAACAAACAGCAGTGCTGCATTGACTTTTCTAATATGGGGAAAGTGGGCGAACACCATGAGCGCCATCAGTTTGAGTTGTTCACGATCAGGGTACTTGTTGTTGCCTGTCTTGTAGTCCACAACCCAACAAGTTAAGTTGTCATCATCAATGATAAGCAAGTCAGCGATACCGCGAAGCCACACATCTTTGCCAAGAAACTCACAGGGGTGCAAGTCAACAGTCACCCCCATCTTGTACTCGCACAGCTTGCGCCCCGCCTTGGCATTGAGTGCATCGAGTGTGTCCTTGATGTACTCAAACTCTTTGGGAATAGGCTTGCCTTCTTTGATGTACAACTCAGCGGCTTCGTGTAGTACCGTGCCGTAGCGCGTCGCTTCAGTCTCTTGGAACTTGTAGTTCTTCAAGACCTTCACTTCGTGATACCTACGGGCACAGCCCTCGTAGTCTTTGAGGGATGAGTGGCTCCATGTAATCGGTTTAGTCATCAAACTTCGCAGTCTTTATTGCTACTGTTAATCGGTTGGCAAACTGGGTGACAAACGCCTCGTTCTTGTTGAGATCGTACTGCCCCATGTCCTCCAGTATGGCGTGGACAACCTCATGCCAGAACGTGTCAGCTAACTCTTGACTGCTGAACCTACGCCCCGTCACGTTGCTTGTCTTGCCAAGCCGGATGCACTTCTCTGGATAGAACGTGCGCCCCATATCTCGGCGGTGAAGCATGGCTTCCACCACCTCCACGCTGTACCATTTCTTGCCCACGCGCATACGCGTTGGTAACTTCATACTTTCTCCTTTTAGTTTTTTGCTAATCCATAACGACGATGAGCACCACCGTCAGCGTCCAATGGGATACCCTGCATATAGGGCGGCTCCATGACCATCTGAGCCAAGACCCAAGTCTTAGCTTCCTCAACCTCTGCATCGGGCACAACAACGATCTGCTCGTCATGCACCGTTCCCGCCACAAAGTACCTCTTTGCGGTTCGTAGCATCCCATCCGTCATCACAATACGCGCAGTGCCCTGCACCACATTGTTCGTGATCTTGCCTGCGTACAGCTTGGTAGCGTCTGGCCCGTATATCCACTGGCTCCTACCTTTCTCGTCCTTCTGCTGTCGCAAGTCAGGGTAGAGCAAGCTCATGCCGTTGGGCAAAACTATCTCCCCCTTCTTGAAGGTAATACATTTATACACGAACTCATTGCCGTCTGCAAGGGCTGTTTGTATGAGGCCAGAGCACATGTCCCAGAAGCTCACAATGGGGTGCGCTGTAGCCCTGTACTTGTCGATGATCTTCTTGGCTGCTACGCAGTGAATGAGTAGCTCCAGATCGGTACAGGTGTGGGGTATCTCCATCATCTTCGTGTGGTTCTCATCCCACTCAAGGAACTTGTCGATGTACCGGCCATCTACGCCAAGCTTCTTCGCAAAATCCTTCTCATACCGAACGGGTGGTGCACCAAGAAATCCAACAAGAAGTTGCGATGCAAACGCCGCCCAACCAAGTCCATACCCACAACCGAGTAACGCGCTTTTTGCTGACTGCCGTAGATCGGGATGAGTCTCTTTACTAAGTCCGGGAATGTTAAACATTTGCGCACCAAACGCGGCATAAGGGTCACCACCTGCCCTGAAGATCGTGAGCATATCTTGGTAATCCGATAGCCACGCAAGGACGCGAGGCTCAATCTGCGAGAGGTCACCGACCACGAGTTGATACCCGTCGGGAGCCAAAATTGCTTTGCGTAGGAACGAACCTCGCTTGAGGTTTTGCATGTTGATGGCCGAGCCTTTGGCCGCTGTCCACCTACCCGTCTGAGCCCCATAGTAGGAGAGGGGGACAGGAAGCGCACCGCGCTGACTGATGTCGAGGAATCGCTGTGCACGGGTGCGCTCGGTTGTGGACTTAACCCGAAGGCGCGCTTGACAAAGGAGGGCAACGTCTTCACGTTCACCGTTGAGGAGAGTTTGAAATAGCGCATCGTTCTTTGCAAGAGCAAGCGCCTCCTTACCTGTGGTCTTAGAGATTTTAGTTGGGGGTTTGATGCCCAGCGCAATGAGGGCGTCCGCAAACTTCGGGTTCGACGCAAGCGCAGTTTCCTCCACGCCAAGCCTTTGTAGTAATGATTCACGATCTTCTCTCTCCTTTTCGATTGCGTTATGTAGCATGAGGGCGTCAAGCTGCAACACTGGGCGTGTGTACATCTTGAGTGTCATGTCGATGAGTCTGAGTTCACTGGACGGGTAGCCCTTGACCAAGCGCCTAAAGATTTGCTCACACAGGTACACATCGTGTGCGCAGTACTCAGCCAGTTCTTGCTCCATGGAAGGCGCAAGCTCCGTGTAGCCGTTGGTTGTGTACACAGCCGTACCCTTGGGCGGTAAGCCAAAAGCCTCGGCCAGCTTCATCAATGAATTGCCAACCTCAACACCCCGTAGAGCACGAGCCATGGAGAGAGTATCAAAAATGAAGCATGGATGCCAGTCATATATCCATTCCAATATAGATATATCGAACTGAGCGTTATGAGCCAGAACTGCAGTAGTAGAAGGATCATAACAAGCCATGATTCTAGGAAGCTCCTCTCCTCTGTACCACTGTGATCGTTTGTCTGATCCGAACTCATGGATGCAGGCGCCAAAGGCTTTGAATCTTGGGTCACGTATGTACTCCTCTGTTGTCATCTTACTCAGCGTGTAACCTTCCTTGGTATTCCACGCCGTCTCGAAGTCGATCGTAATGATCTGTTTGTATGGTGCGGTCATGAATGACCCCTATCTCTCACAACCTCTGAACATCGGCACTCGCATTGGTTATCCCCAATGACTGCAAGAATAGCCTCACGCTCGGCAGAAGCGACAAGGGCGGCAAAGTTTACAAGGTCACGCACGCGCTCCGCCGTAACGCCCGTCTCTTGTGCCATGCGAATAATGTCTTCTCTGTTCAATTAAAGTTCTCCTTGGGTGGTGCGTCGAGGACGTTTAGAAAGCCGAAAAAATCGTTTGCCGCCAACATGAGTTGCGACGCCTCCATCTCATTACAGTTTAGGGTAACGACTCCTGCGACATTATCTTCAGCGCGTCCAATGATGAACACGCCCTGTGCCTTACCTTGGCCATAACACATCACGATCTTGTGAATCAGTAATCTGAAATGGTGTTGCTCCTCATCCGACATGGCCTCGACCCTGCGTTCGAGTTCCTCCTCTGTCATTGAGAAGTCACCTTGTACGTAACTCATTTTGTTTCTCCTTCAGTAGTAGTTCCAAGTCAGGGATGTTGTGCTCACGCGCAATGAACACAGTACCCCCTGCGTTGAGGATTAGGTTAAGTTCTCTGTCTTGCAAGGGCGTGGTCTGCCCCTTGCCTGCCTTGCACTCGATGGCGATGAAGTGTCCGTCCATACAGCCAACGATGTCAGGTATCCCCGCACGGCCAAAGCCGTTAGCAGGCGGCATGAAGTGGTAGATGCCCAGCTTATCAAGAAGAACCCTCACCGCCTTCTTCACTTTCCATTCCGGTGTATTCGCCATAATAGTTCGCATTCATAAGTTCGTTGTAGTCAAAGTGTTCACCAATACAGTCAAGTATGGTGACGTCAGAGCCTTCGGTATCAAACACAGTGTCGTTGTAGATGTACTTGTACTTGGGCACGGAGATGCGTTGATACGCAAACTCCAAGCCAATGGCTGTCGGCTTCCACAGCCCCGCGCTACGACTCTTAACTCCGCTGACTGGTGCATCTATTACCATGCTCCAGTGCCGCAACGTACCTATCTGCGGGGAGCGAAGCAACCAATCGGGTGCGGTGCGTTGTACGTCGATCCAGCCGTCCTCACGCGGGTCTTGTAAGCACAACCATATTAACTGCCTCGCCATAGACGCACTGATACCGCGCCTGTACAGCTTACCCCACCTATCGCACACAGGGCAATGGCCACCATCGCTTTTGATGACGCTGTTCCATATATGGCCAGCTTGCTCAAGCGTAGCGCCTTCGTAGAGGCTCACATAAGTTGGCTCTGTGCCATCGGTTTCTGTTGCAAGATCAATCATTTATTTCTCCTTTTCTTTGTTTTAAAAATGTGGCGTCAGCGGGGTTGCTGATACGCGCCAACTCGTTGTCGTAATACTTCTTGGGCATTGGTGCTTTCTTCTCGACAAGCTTGCGTAGCCAGTCGGCTCCGCCCAATTCATTAAACATAATCCACTGTCTGTCAGACATCCTTACTTGTCTTCCTATCAGTGGCTCGGGTGGCTTTGGTCGTGGCATGTTCAAGTGTTCCTGCGTGTTTGTTTGGTGATGGTTCTTTGGCACGGCTGTATGTACCAAACTGTTTGTAGCCTAAGCCTTCTTCATTTTGTACTGTACCCAATGATGTCTTCGCACGAAAACGTGGGTCTGTCGCAAAAATGCTAGGGCGTTTGACTAAACGCAACTCATCCCATGGGTTGAGCGCGAGTGATTGTGGCTTGTCAATTTTCAAAACAAAACATCCTTTCTCTGGGTCATATTGAATTAAGTCCATAACTTTCATCGCTTCATGCCCCGCACATATATGGCGAAGCTGGAAGATGTATCACCGAAGTTTTTCATAGAGTCAAACTCACGCGCTACCTCCTCAAGCGTGTCGTTGCGAATCTTCTGCGTCACTTCGTTGTCAATTTGAGCCGCGACCATCTGCCGCTTACGCCAGCCCATAGCCCTCTCCCATACATTCAGTTGTGGTTCGGTCATGGTGTCTCCTTCATAAGATGTGCATACTCTTTGATGTTGTTAAAACGTTCTTCCCCAACACCGCAGTGAGCGCAGACACTTACCCCGTTTGGGTTCGTGTAGAACTGGTGGTACACATTCTCACACGCAGGCAGTTTTGCTTTTTCTTTTTGCTCGGGAGATCTTTCATACGTAGGTAATAGCTGACGCAACTCATCAGACCTTGATGGGTGCTTTAAGTGACGTAAAGCCTTAGCCTCGATCTGCCGGACACGTTCTTTTGTTAAATCAAACTTATCTCCGATCTCCTCAAACGTATGCTCCTCACAACCTATACCAAAGCGCATACGCAGTACCAAAGCCGCACGCGGGGAGAGCGACTCCAGTTGTTCCTCCACAACGCTCACCATCTCATGCTTGAGCACAGCTTCGTCAGGATCATCAGGCTTCATCAACTCAAGCAGTTCTTCAGCGTGCATGCCAAGGGCGGCACGCATACCTTCGGAGCTAACATCCCGTTGTGCGCTGTTGCGTTTAAGTTTCAGCGTTAGTTGCTCCGTTGTCCACAGATCGGTTGGCAGTGCGCACAACTCCTCCATGAGTGCTTTGGCGTTATCGCTGAACTCCCCGCTTTGATTGATCGGAGGTTTACGCATGGCTATCAGTTCTGTCAGCGCAGTTTTAGGCAGACCCGCCGCACGACAAAACTCTGACACGCTTTTATACCCCGCGTTCTCAATCGCATTCAAGATCAGATTGTTTCTAACTGTGACCTTGATGCGGTACTCGTTGACTGGTTCGTCTTCGTACATCATCTCTCCTTGAGTGTGGCTTCAAGCCTGTCAAGGGCTTTGTCCCAGTTGTCGTAGTCGATGCCGTTGGTAAACGCACCCACCACATCCTTTGCTGCTTTCTCTACGCGCTCAAGGTAGTCCATGCGTTTCTTTTCTTCGTCAGTCATGTCAGCCTCCAAACATTTTCTTGAGGTAGTCATACAACTCACGCGCTTGGAACACAGTCATGTCCTTGAGGATGTCGTCAGGCGTCTTGCTACGCACAAGGGTCACGAAGCGTTTGGGTTGCGGTAAGGTGAGCGAGGTGTCAGTAGTATCGGTGTGTAGCGCGGCGATGCCTTCTGATCTTTTCTCGTACTTGCGCTTGACGCGTTCTTCAACAGGCTTGGGCACGATCTTGAGGGTTTTCTTTTTGGCTTTCAAGGGGCTGTACTCGTCCACGATGGTGATGTACCTACCCCTATCGTCTCTCTCAGCCAAGCCCTGCACAGCGAACTGTGCGATCAATGAGGACACTGAACTTGCTTTGTACCCTATGCGTTCCATGGATGCGCATATCTCAGGCGAGGTAAGGTTAGGGTTCTTCTTGACAAAGTCAAAGGTGGCACGGGTCACGTTGTTGGTGACGCTAAAGGCTTTAGTGCCTCGTCCGTAGTTAGCGCCTTGTGGTTTAACTTGTGTGGTTTGCATATCGTCTTTCTCCCAGTCGTTGATTGTGTTTCTAAGTTGGTTGTTAAGTGCGTTGTTAAGCGCAGTTTGGATGTCAGGCATTTGGGTTTCCTCCTAGTAAAAGAATGCCAATGATGATGAAGGCTATAAGCCCGAGGGATTGAATTGTCACGAGCGCAAGCTCGGACATGCCCCGCCTATCCTCAAGCAAAACGCCCTGTATCCAATCGGACTCAGGCGTAGTAGGGGGTGGCGGTGGTGTATAGGTCAGGCCAATTTTGACCTTCCCTGTGTCGTAGGGTGTGTGCTTTTGCATGGTTTTCTCCTTATTTTAGTCATTATTTGTCTAGGCTTAGACAGAAGTCAAGGGGAATTCCCCTAGAAAAGAGGTTGTTGATAGTAGTCAGAAGGGACGCCAGTACATGAGGTCAAGGCCAAGGACAATGACCGCTAACAAAAGTATTACCCTTTCAAACTTTTCCCATGGGGTCATCATGAGTCGTCCCCTCCAAAGTCCCAAAGCTCAGGGTACAGTAGTTTTACAACAGCCTTGGCGGTGTCGATGTCAATGGTCAAGTCCTCGATCCACGAGCCATCGTCAATGTAGTTGTCAGCAGACTGCATGAGGTTTGTCAAAGCGTTACTCAGCAGGTCAATCTTTTCTTGGTCAGTCATTTCAATCTCCTAATAAATCAATTACTTTTAAGGGGTCAGTCCCATCGTATACCGCATCGTATGAGGGATACAGCACAAGGCACTCATCGTTGATGCCCACGCATCGGCCATCGTTCAGGATGAGGAAGTCAACCCAGCATCCCCCGCCTGTGTTCTCTGTGAAAGATTTGTCTATGTATTTCATTTAAATTTCTCCTTGATGTAGTCCATAGCTTCTTCTTTGGTATCGAAGCCGAGGTAGTCGCCGTTCTCGTCTATCCACTCATCTGTGGTGTTGCCGTAGATAACCCAGATGTCGCCTGATCGCTCAACGTGCCAACAGTTTGGGTCATTGAAGTTCTCCATGTACAACTCGTGCACGATCTTCTTGCATGTCTCGTCACCCTCCCCTGTCAGTCGCGCTAACTCAGCGGGGTGGTTCTCGTTGAGCAGTTCAATGATCTCGTCTTTGAGTTTCTCGCTTTGTTCCTCCTTGTATGCTTGCTCATCTATCGAGCGTTGGTGCTCGGCCAGTAGGCCGTTGTAGTAGCTATCTATTCCTTGCATATCATTTCTCCTTTTCTACATAGGCGGCATTGCCTGTTTGGTATCGGTACTCTTTGGCTTCTTTCTCAGCCTCACGCTTGGTGGCAAACTCCCCGAGTAATGTGCCGTTGTGGTTTCTAACTACATACTTCATTGCTTTCTCCTTTGGTTATGCTTCACAGTGAATGGCATCGAACAACGTACACAGTACAGTCGATGACTCGTAGGTTTGAGCCATTGTGATGGCCTCTTGTAATAATTCTTTGGTGAGTAGCTTGCGGTTGAGAAACCGCACCGCAATCAGTGGATCTTCAGGGTAGACCGCCTCGCTGATAAGCTCAAGCAAGAAGTCACAGCGTCCCTCCATGGCATCACGCACAGCGTCAAGCAAGTCCTCTGTCTCCCAGTAGTCATCATCATGCAAGTGGCCGAAGTACTTGCTGTCGCTCTGTTTGTTTGCACTACCGAACTCGTCAACGTACACAGTACTGTCGTAGTCTTTGCTGTCGTACTTAGTCCACCACCCTGTCAGTCCTGTGTCGTACTTGTATGTTTTGTACTCAGGCACAGTCGGGTCGCGGTCAACGGGTAGGCTATCCCACACCACCTTGAGTACCGCATCCGCTAGGGCTTGGAAGTGCACAATGTCTAGGTTCTCTCGGTCACCATGCTCGTTGTAGTAGCCCACGCTGATGTTGGTACATTCGGGGATGATGTCTGTGAACTCCGCAGTGTCGGTATACACGCCAGTGTCATCGGGTGAGTACATGAGCGTATCGTCAAAGGCGTTGAGATCATTGGCCAGTGCCTGACAGAACACATCGGATGCACAGCGACCCATACCTTGATGACTGATGACGCTGTCGATACCTCGCCTGTCGAACGCAATAGCCCGATCGAATTGAGCAAGCAAGTCTGTGTGATGCGTAGCGATGTGCTTAGCACCGATACCTCCGCACTCCTCGCCTTGGCTGAAGATGTAGTAACCCTTGACGTCAGCATGTATCAGGTGCATGAGTATGGCCACACCCGCACCATCGTCAGCACCGAGAGGTGCTCCGTCTGCGTACCACATAGACTTGGTCTTCCTGATCTTGTTAGCCCCGACCTCGCGGTGTACTGTATCAACGTGAGCGATGAACAGTGTCTTACTGCCTGCGATGCGGTTGTCGATGTGTAGGTTGCCTGCACCATCCACGGATGTGAACGACTTGAGTTCTGCGGGTAAGGTATTGAATAGCCACTCAGTGAAGTCAGAGACGGCCACAGTATTGTGAGGACGCTTGACGGACAACGCACGGGCTAGGGTTTTGTGTAGTATTGATTTCTTGTTCATGTTCATTCTCCTTGGGTTTCTAAGTATTTGTTTGCGATCTCATTGGCTTGTGCCATGAGGTTGGTGCTGAGTTCGTTGCGGATCTGTTTGGTAAACACATCGTTGTCCATAGCACTGACGAAGGCACTACCGAAGGTGCGCTCAGCGAGTAGTACCTTGCCATCAAGCGTGTAGGTCAGGCTGATCTTGACGTTAAAGTTACCGACCGAGTAGTCCCATATCATCAGCACCTTGTCGAGCATCTCCATCGTGAGCATGGTAGGCATGCCCTCGTCCTCATCAATGCGCTCGTCAGCAGTCGCATCTGCTATGTGCTGTGGTATGTAGTTGTCGTGGTAACGCTGACCCTCGTGCTCAGTCCACTCCTCGCAGTCATCGCTGTACCAGTTGCCTGACTCAGCGCATTGCCAACAGCCATCGTCAACCTTCTTGAACTCATCGGTGTCCTCGGTGCGACAGATGCGCTCATCGTCAAGGTGATACCAGTCACCATCAACCTCGACAGCGTTGTCCATCTCCTCGTAGTCACCATTCTCAAGCTCAACGATGTTGTTGTCACCGAGATAGTCTTGGTCGTAATGCTCACTACTGGACTCGACATACACCACGTTGTCCTCATGCACATAGTACTGATGACCCCGTCTGCCGTACACATACTGGTAGTTGTCGTTTCTGCAACTGTCGCAGACCTGAGTGTCTTCACCACGTCCAACCCAGTACCCGTCATCGTTGGATGTGCGGTCACCGCAGTCATCGCACTCGAAGTAGTCCTCATCGTTGTCGTAGGTGGGATACCCGCCAGTCTGATCGCAGGCATATTCTCCATCGCTGTCGATCACAAGCGCCTTAGCCCCTGCGTCAATCGTCACGTTCTTCTCACCGCCATCAAGATAGGGTGCAAGGAAGTGATCGCTTGCCTCGTGGTACGCCAGCCTCTCGCCATCCTCCCAGTAGTTCTCCTTGGTATAGCCCTGCTCACGAAGCCACGTATCCATGCCGTCATCTGTCTGACTGTAACTGGTCGCATTGGCTGGGCGTAGGTAACTGCGCACGAAATACTTCTTGCCATCTACGGGCTGGGTCATACACAGCGCACGCCCCATCGTGTCATCGCCCTCGATGCGCACCGCCATGTGCCATCCGAACTTGGGGTCATACGTCTCGTAGGGGTGACGGGTCACGCCGTCTCTGCACTTAACGCCTCGGTCATCGCCCCATACCATGCAGGACTGTGGCCCACGATGTAGATGGTAGATCATCTCGGCGGTAGTGTGTACGAACTGGAACCGAGCCGCTGAGCCGTAGCGTGAGACAAGATCACGGATGGTGTGATCGGGTAAGTCAAAGTGGCGAGTGAGATACTTGCCGACCGATGTGACAGTCTGAATATCTTTCTGACCCTTGGCCTCGTTCTGTGTATAGGCAATCTTTGAGCGATCACCTTGGGACTCATGCGGATGCTCAAGTAGCAGTTGATGCCAGTCTTTGGGACGCACTAGCTTGATGGCCGCATTGATGACCTGATGCACAGGGTACTTGTCGAACTCGCGGATGATCCAGTACCTAGCCTCATGCTTGTCGCGGATCGCCCTCATCACATCCTCGTCATCCGATAGATGCCATTGGCGTCTAAGCTCACCATCGACACGGCGTATTGCATCGTATGCTCTGCGCATGGTGTCGACCATGTCTTGCCAGTCGTATGTGTTGTTTGTTGTTGTCATTGCTTTCTCCTTTTAAAGTGGGTCACTGTGACCCGTTAGTTGGTTGTCTTTGTTGCGCTTGATACGAAGTAGTCGAAGACCTGATATGCCAAGCCGTACGCCCCGAGGGTGTACATGGCCAGCCAGATGTATCCGACACCTACCTCCACCATCATCGTGAACCCCATGTACACCATCGCCATGCACATAGCGGTAAAGATGAGGGTTGCTGCTTTCTCTGTGATTGTTTTCATTTCATTTCCTTAAGTTACAAGTGCCGTGTGATTTCAAGGTAGGGTGCGACTGCCACACGGCGAAGCAGTCACACTTTCGGGTCAACGTGACCCGTTTTCTTTCAGGATGGGTACAGCCCATGCCATGTCGGAGGTACGAACTCGCTTGGTTTCATGTCCTCCATCCATGCAAGGGCTTGCCTCATCTTGCCAATAGTTTCTCTGCGCTTGTCAGTCGGTGCGACTGCGTACTCACGCTGAACTAACTCAAGCTCTTTCGTTGTGCGTTGCTTGAGTCGCTCGATCTTGGTCAGCCCCCTGCTCGGTGCAGGAGGGCGTTGTGTTCTTTGAAAGGGTAGCTTGCGCTTGGTGCGTGGCGTTACAGGGATAGCCTCAAAGAGTGCAGTAATCTCACGCTTCTTATGATCGGGCATCCAGTCTGTCCAATGCGAGCCGTTGTTTGGGATGTCACTGTCTTGTGCCAGTTGGGAGGGCGTGAGTCCGTGGATTTGGTATCCCTCCAGTTTCATCAACATCTTTTCCAGCACCTTGATGTATGCGGTGAACGCAAGGTCACGCTCAGGTGTGGGATGTACGCTCTTGTACCTTACTCCAACTTGTGCATTAGTCATCTCGTACTTCAGCGGTGACATCAGGTCACGCCATAACTTTGCGTGATGTGTTCGCTTGATCTTGTCGGTTCGTTGTGCGTTCTTATCAGCGAGTACCTTGTCACGCAGTGCATACCTCTGATTAAGCACATATTCTTGGTACTCCTCAAGCGTCTCAGGTACTTTGATTTTCGCCTTCCTGAAGGTTTCTTTGACGTCCTCGGGAAAGGATGTGGGCAACGGCTCACGCATCAGATGGTTGTGAAGCTGCTTTGCGCTGAGTTTGTAGAGGTTGACTTGCTTGGGCGGTGTTCGCCTGATGTGTCGGGTATCCATGACTAATGCACCTTTTAATGTTGAGGGGTACGAAACTGTCCGTAACTAATCGCATCGGACAAGACATTGGACATCGCAAGACCGCATGAACACTGGCTCTCACGAAACCTGTCTCGATTATATATCGTTTTTAAATAACAAACAAACCAAAGGATAAAAGCAAGGGTGTCTGAACGCATGGAAAAATGCACACATATATAGACACACTCCTATATATATAAATATATTTAAAAAGATATAATAATAAGACAGTTTTTGCGGACGCTAGGATTCATGCGGGGTTGCAGTGTCTGAGACGCTGGAATTGTTGAGTAATTATGGATAGGTAGGAAAATGGTGAGACTAATGCACATTTATGACTTTCGGGTCATTATGACCCGTATTTCTTGCCTCGCTTCCATCTCCTCGACATGCCTGAGCATGAAGCCACGCTTCACATCACGCTCGATCTTCTCCATGTACTTGGGGCGTTGCTCGTTGTTCCACTTAGCGAGTGCGATTTCTTTGGGTGAGTAGTGATTGAATTTGGACATGAGGTTCTCCTTGAATGTTAATGAGAGTGATTCGCAATACGATTTGCGTTAGACAAGAAACGAAACACCGAGAGAAGCTCTTTCTCTCAGGTTCGCAGAAAAAACTGGGTCACAGTGACCCGAAAATCATGCAACGAGAGCTTTCAGGGCTTTGCGTTGCTCTGCGGGTGTGAGCTTGTTGAAGGCTTCGATGATTTTCGCAACAGGGTCAAGCGGTTCTTTCCTTGCGCTTGAGGTTCTGCGTGTAGTTCCCTCGATCATGTGCATCATGTCACGCACCACAGTCTTCGTGGTTTCATACTTAGGGTTCTTCGTGATGAGTGACACCTTACCCGTGACATCATGCACCTTGAAACCCGCTTTACCCACTTCCATCTTGGTACATGCCCACTCGATGACGATAGGTCTGCATGCTTCCACTGTGGTGTAACCCGCATCCTTCATGCCCTGTATGAGCTTGACCCGTGAGTCAGCGAATGTATTGAGTGTGTTAAATGCTTTTGCTTTGTTTGTCATGTTGTTTCTCCTTGAGGTTGATTGAATTGCCTAGGGCTGACTACCTTAGACAACTTCTATTGTGCATACACCCCCTTTTGATCGCTATCGAGAGCCTTTATCTACCCCTTTTCCCTACCTTTTCGGGTCACTTTGACCCTGTTTTGGGGTGTTTTTGGCTGTATTCGACCCCTACCCTACCCCCACCACCACATATAGGCGATGCCACCCCCTGTCACATACGAACACTGTTCCATAACCGCACAACAAACTTTGTAATAACTTAGTACTAAAAAGGCACCCCCCACAAATTTTATAAAAATTGAGAAATACCTGTGTCTAACGTTAGACAACCCCTCTGTACAGACAAAAAAAAGCCCCGACCTTGCGAGCCGGGGCTAAAGATGGCAACTGCTTACCATCAAGGAGAAAGCAAGCGCTTGCGCACCCACTCAATTTGAGTGTACATTATCTACATCGCAGGTTCAAGGGCTTATGCGCAGATGCTAGATCACTTAATCAATTTTGAGCCAGAGGTGCAGGAGCACCCGGGTAACTTCGTCCCCATGGACAAGACTGACCCAGCGGATGCCGTGGATGGAATGTCCAATACAGTCGATTGGCTGAAAGAACTGGGCGCGGTGGACACAGATACCTTGGTCAATGAGCACCAAAGCCAAGCAGCACGTACTGCTTTCACCAACATCGTTACCGCCAAACCTGCGGAAATCACGCATACCTCTCTGGCAAATATCAAAACGCCAGAAGCCGTCCAAAGACTTGTGGGCATGCTTTCAGCCTATGACTGGGAATTTGTACAGCAAGCTAAACAAATTCGTGGCTACACAGTGGCCAAGCTGGTAGAAGAAACCGAACACCCCAACGCCAATGTACGCCTTAAAGCGCTGGTTGCCCTAGGTAAAGTGACGGAGGTGGGACTCTTTACCGAACAAATTGAGGTCAAGAAGACCGAGATGTCAGACACCGAGTTGGAAGTGCGGATCAAAGACAAGCTCAACAGGTTCATGGGCGTCATAGACGTTGTAGACGTTACGGAAGAGGACTCTGATGAAGCGTGACGCTTTTACAACACTCAGTAAGATTGAGTTGGAAGCCATGCAAAAGGCGCTCCCGTACATGAGCGTGCAAGAAAAGATGGAACTCTTTGAGGACTTGGAACTTCGGGAGAAACGCGCCAGTTTAAAAGCGGCTAGCACCAACATGCTTGGGTTTGCACAGGCGGTATACCCCAACTTCAAGGTCGGCCCCCACCACAGGAAGCTGGCTAAGATCTTTACGGACGTAGTTGAGGGCAGGAAGAAGCGGGTGATTATCAACATTGCGCCTCGTATGGGTAAGTCTGAGTTCTCCTCCTACCTGTTCCCTGCTTATTTTTTAGGCAAGTACCCAGAGAAGAAGATCATCATGGGCACGCACACTGCGGGTCTGTCAGAAGACTTTGGAAGGCGCATCAGGAACTTGATTGACTCGGAGGAGTACCGTGAAGTCTTTCCTCAAACGCTTGTGGCAGATGACCAAAAGGCTGCTGGAAAATGGTCTACTAGCGCTGGTGGTCAGTACTATGCTGCTGGTGTCGGTGGAGCATTGGCCGGTCGTGGCGCTGATCTGTTTGTTATTGACGATCCTCATTCTGAACAAGATGTGAAGTCTAACTCTAGACTTGCCTTTGATACGGCGTGGTCTTGGTTCCAAACGGGCCCATTACAGCGTCTGATGCCGGGTGGTGGGATCATCATTGTGATGACTCGCTGGTCGCTCTTGGATTTGACCGGACGCTTGATTGACTACCAGACCAAAAACCCAGAAGCGCTGCCTTGGGAGATCGTGGAGTTGCCGGCCATCCTGAATGATGGAGAGGAAGACGAGAAGTCCCTCTGGCCAGAGCAGTGGTCGCTTGAGGCGCTAAAGTCCACCAAGGCAAGTATTGACCCAAGGTATTGGAACGCTCAGTACATGCAGCAGCCTACCGCTGAAAACTCGGCCATTGTGTCCAGAAAGATGTGGCGGATCTGGGAGGCAGACGAGCCGCCAACGTGCGAGTACATCATCCAGTCTTGGGATACCGCGTTTGAAACCAAGAACAACTCGGACTATTCCGCCTGTACGACGTGGGGCATTTTCTACAACGAGGAAGAAAATAACGCGCCTCAAGTCATCTTGCTTGACGCTCTTAAAGACAGGATGGCGTTTCCCGAACTCAAGGTTGTTGCGCTCAAGCAGTACAAGGAGTGGGAACCTGACGCGTTCATTGTGGAGAAAAAGGCGGCTGGCGCACCACTAATTCAGGAACTCCGGGCATTGGGAATCCCAGTCCAAGAGTTTTCCCCAAGCAGGGGCAACGATAAAATGGTACGGCTTAATGCGGTTGCGGATTTATTCAGCAGTGGTAAAGTCTGGGCACCCGACACTCGCTGGGCACGGGAAGTAATTGAAGAGATGGCCGCGTTCCCAGTTGGGGAGCACGACGACTACGTGGACACGACAACACAAGCGCTGCTACGCTTTAGGCAAGGCGGCTTTATCAGTTTGGACACGGACGAGAAAGATGAGCTTGAAATCTTTCGCCGCAGAAGACACGAATACTACTAGGAACACACATGGCAACGAACATCGACAAAGCGCTGTACCAACAACCACTGGGCATTGATGCGCTGGGCGAACAAGAATCCCCCCTTGAGATTGAGATTGTTAATCCAGAAGAAGTCACCATCGGTATGGACGGGATGGAAATTAACCTCAAGCCCGGAGAAGAAGATACCGAAGAAGGCTTTGACGATAACTTGGCGGAGTACATAACCGATGGTGCCTTGCAGTCGCTGGCTGGGGACTTGGTGTCTGACATTGACAACGACAAGAATGGCCGCAAGGATTGGGAGAAGACGTATGTTGACGGTCTGAAGCTTTTGGGCTTGCAGATGGAGGAGCGTACAGAACCTTGGAACGGCGCATGCGGTGTGTTCCACCCCATGATTACAGAAGCAGTTGTGCGCTTCCAAGCCGAGACAATCACTGAGACGTTCCCAGCTTCTGGCCCTGTGCGTAGCAAATTGATTGGCAAAGAAACGCCAGAGATGAAAGAAGTTGCGTCTAACGTTGAAGACGACATGAACTACGAGTTGACGGAAGTCATGACGGAGTACCGCGCTGAACATGAGCGCATGCTTTGGTCATTGCCAGCCACAGGCTCAGCGTTTAAGAAGGTCTACTATGATCCCAATTTGGGACGTCAGGTCTCCATGTTTATTCCTGCGGAAGATATGTATCTGCCGTACGGCACAACGGATTTGGATACTTGTTACCGCATCACGCACGTCATGCGCAAGACCAAGAACGAGATTATTAAACTTCAGCAAGTTGGCTTCTACCTTGACATTGACTTGCCTGACTCTCCCAAAGACTTGACGGATATTCAGAAAGCCAAGGACAAAGAGACAGGCTTTAGTGACTTAAACGACGACCGTTACACCCTGTATGAGTGCCACGTTGACTTGAACCTTGAAGGTTACGAGGACAAAGATGACGCAGACGAAGAGACTGGCATCATGCTGCCGTACGTTGTCACGTTAATTAAAGGCTCTAACGACATCTTGTCAATCCGCCGCAACTGGAAAGAAGAAGATGACCTCCGCCTTAAGCGCCAGCACTTTGTGCACTACCAATATATCCCGGGTTTTGGAGCTTACGGCTTTGGACTTTTCCATCTTATCGGAGGCTTTGCTAAATCCGCTACCTCCCTCATGCGGCAACTTGTCGATGCAGGAACCCTTAGCAACTTGCCCGGTGGACTCAAGACACGGGGTTTGCGAATCAAGGGCGATGACACGCCGATCGCACCCGGAGAGTTCCGTGACGTAGACGTTGGTTCGGGCACAATCCGTGACAATATCTTGCCACTCCCATACAAGGAGCCAAGCCAGACGTTGTTTAACCTGATGCAGACCATCGTAGACGAAGGTCGTCGTTTTGCCGCGACTGCTGACATGAAGGTGTCTGACATGAGCGCTAACGCGCCCGTGGGTACTACGCTGGCTTTGTTAGAGCGTCAACTTAAAGTTATGACTGCGGTGCAGGCGCGTGTGCACTTCGCGTTGAAGCAAGAATTCAAACTCTTGAAGAACATCATCCGCGACTATACCGACGCTGATTACACATACACACCCGAGTACGGCACGCGTAAGGCCAAGAAGAAAGACTATGACTTGGTGGACGTTATCCCCGTGTCAGACCCCAACGCTGCGACCATGTCTCAGCGCGTTATCCAGTACCAAGCCGTCATTCAGATGGCGCAGATGGCTCCGGACATTTACAACTTGCCAGAACTCCATCGCGGTATGTTGAACGTCTTAGGTATCAAGAACGCTGAGAAGCTTGTGCCGATTGAAGAAGACATGAAGCCAATTGATCCCGTGCAAGAGAATCAGAACGCGCTCAAAGGCACGCCACTTAAAGCGTTTTTGCATCAGGATCACGCCGCGCATATTCAAGTACACATGATGCTGTTACAAGATCCAATGATTCAGCAGTTCATTGGGCAAAACCCACAGGCTCCCAAAATCATGGGCGCAATTACGGCCCACATTGCAGAGCACGTTGGTTACCAGATGCGTCAGAAAATTGAGCAACAACTGGGCATGCCGTTGCCACCCGAAGACGAGAAGTTGCCACCGCAAGTGGAGATTGCTTTGTCGGGCATGATGGCTCAAGCAGCGCAACAGGTACTGATGCAAAACCAAGCACAAGCGGCTCAGATGCAGGCACAGCAACAAATGCAAGACCCAGTTGTGCAGATGCAGATGCAAGAACTACAACTCAAACAACAAGAGTTGGAATTGAAAAAACAGAAAATCATGATGGACGCTGCTGCCAAGGCCGATGCACAGGCTTTGAAAGAGCAAGAAGTCAGCGGCAAACTGGAGTTGGATGCTCTTCGCACAGGTGCGCAAATTAAAGAGAGCGAATTCAAACAGCAGTTTGAACAAGAACGTGCCGGCCTCCAGATGGGCGCTGACATCGCAAAGAGTAAAGCCCAGATGGATTTACAAGCGCGTACTGCTGCGCTTCAAAATAGCAGGAACCAAGGTTCTAGAAAATGATCCAAGACTTCGTACGCGTTTTACGTGAAAAAATACGCACTGACATGAACAACTATGCCGATGACTTGGCTGGCGGTTCGTGCCGTACTTTTGAAGAGTACCAAAAACTCTGCGGGATTATTCAGGGTCTAGCCCTCGCAGAGCGTTATTTAATTGACCTTGCGCAGAAAGTTGAAGAATCAGATGAGTGACATTGATCTAACCCCCGGTGCTTTTGCACTGCCTGAACCCATCCAGCCTCTGGATGCTCCTGAAGCTACTGACGAGCAGAAGGCCACGCAACTCCCAATCCCCACAGGTTGGAAGATTCTTTGCGCCGTGCCGGACATCTCTGAACGTATTGACGGTACAAGTCTGGACTTAGTCCGACCGCTTGAAAGTATGCGCCAAGAAGAAACAGCAACCACTGTGTTGTTTGTTTTAAAAGTTGGCCCCGACGCGTACAATGACACCGCCAAGTTTCCTAACGGAGCATGGTGTAAAGAGGGCGACTTTGTGTTAGTACGTACTTACTCCGGCACAAGATTCAAGATCTTTGGCAAAGAGTTCCGTCTCATCAACGACGACCAAGTTGATGCTGTTGTGCAAGACCCTCGCGGCTTAACCCGCGCTTGAAAGGAAGAATATGGCTACAAGAGACGAGTTTAAATTCCCCGACGAAATTGATGACAAGAAGGCCGCAGAGGTTGAGTTTGAGATTGAAGGCGAGGGCGAAGTAGAGATTGAAATCGAAGACGATACACCCGAACGCGACAGAGGCCGCAAGCCCCTAGACCGGGAAGTGTTGGATCCAACCGAAGACGAAATCGAGTCCTATTCTGACAAAGTCAAGGGACGCATTAAAGAGTTGACCCACGCCCGTCATGACGAGCGCCGTGTCAAAGAAGCAACAATGCGTGAAAAGCAGGAACTTGAGCGTCTAACACAACAGTTGATTGACGAGAACAAACGTCTCAAACAAAACGTTTACACAGGGCAAGAAGCCATCATTGAAGGCGCTAAGTCAAAGGCCGAGAGTGATTTGGACAAAGCCCGTGGTAAGCTGAAAGCAGCACAAGAAGCGTACGATAACGACGCAATTGTTGCAGCCCTAGAAGAAGTTACGGATGCAAAGATTCGTGCAGAACAAGTAAAAAATTATCGTCCTACCCCTTTACAGGAAGAAAATTTTGAGGTACAAACACAACAAACCCAGCCTACAAAGGTTGAGCCCGACGAAAAAACTCTGCGCTGGCAGGCAAAAAACCAGTGGTTCGGACAGCAAGGGTTTGAAGAATACACCAGCTACGCACTAGGGCTGCATCAGAAACTAGTCACAAACGGAGTGGATCCCCGCTCTGCTGAATATTTCGACCAAATTGATGGTCGCATGAAGTCAACTTTTCCG